AATCAAATTCATGTTGATATTTTAAAAATGATTTTTTATCACTTTCTGAAATTATAATGTCAGGAAATAATAAACAACCAGAGGTTTGGTATTTTACTACAGGCTCTACTTTAGAGCTACAACTTGAACTACAAACCAGAAATAAGATCAGACTTAGAAAGTTTAGAGTTTTTGGTTTTAATTTCCTGAGCATTTTTTACGGATTTAATTACAGAATTGTTTGATTTATTTTCTTCTTTAAGAATTTCATTTTTGCTTTCAAGGACTTCGTTTTCACTTTCAAGAATTTGATTCTTTCTTTTTAAAAAAGGAATAAAAAAAACAATAATTGCAGAAGCAATAGCCAAAAGACTACTTAGAGTTTTTATCATTTTTAATAAAGTTTTTAAATCGATCGGTAGCCAATACGCCACGAGCAAAAGCAAAGATTCCTAAAATTATAATATGAAATCTTAGCTCTTCCCAATGCTCTGAATAAATTAAGAAAGCAAGAATTATCCAACTTTGAGCTACAAAATGATTGATAATTCTCAAATCGGCATAACGCTTTGTAGACACGGGGGATTCTTTTTCAGAAAGTTTTTCAATGTCTGGAAAAAAAATAGTATATGGGCTTGTAGAAATCTCAGGTTGTTTTTCAGGAAGTTTTTTAATTTGTGAAGAAAAAGTATTTAAAGATTTTCTAGTCATTTTCAATTAGATTTATTTTTATTTTTTTCTTTATTAAGATCTAATTTTGTATCAATTAATTCTTTAAAAGCATCAAATTGTTTACTAAAATCCGTAAATTTAGATTCTATTAAAGTGCAAAGATGTTCTACGGTTGTTTTGTATTTATGACGGAATGCTTCATTTTCTTTTTGATCTAAAAAAGTTCTATTGTCTACACCAGATAACTTTTCTTTTACGTTATTGATAGTCATCTCCATTTCTTTAACTTTTGAAGACACCCTGCCAGTAATTGTTATGATGTAAACAAATGCCCCAAATATTGTTGTAGCTATTCCAAAAATAGTCGCGATGGCACTAAGATCAATATTCAACATATTTTAAATAATTACCTGGTTAATATCAAACGCTTCTACTTCTTCTATTGTAGAAAGAGCGTCTACAGCAGCTCTGCGGTCGTCGCAAAGATTATAAGCCAAGTTCTTTCTCTCTTCGTAGTGATTCGATAGATTTTTAAGCTCTTGTTTAGTCAAAACAAGTGGGACTTTAACGCCATTAAGGTAACCTCCCCAACGCCTAGTGTTATCATCAGCAATAAGCGCAGCAGACTGAAAAATGTTAATTTCTGACCTAGTTGTAACATAATAAGAATTTCCATTTTCTACTTTTGCTAAAAGATTAGCCCCAAGACTAGCCGTTCTTAAGTTTTTAATCTTTTCCTTTTTTTCGTTTTTGGCTATGGTAAGAAGAACATCATACCACATGTCTTGCAAATCTTGCTTGCTTGGTTTTGAAACTGGGTTGTCATCGTTCCAAACTAAAGAATCATAATCCTCATTAATAGAGTATCCCCCCCCTGGAAACTTGTAGGCTAAGATGGTTTGAATATCCATAGGAATATCCGTAATCGTTTGCCCTGTTGAAAAAAGATTTTTAATAAAATTAAATATTCCCATATTATCCTTTAATTTCAGTTAGGATTATAGTACTAGCAGTTCGCGAAAATAATGCTGAGTTGGTATCGGCAGCAGTTCTATTTAAATAGATACTCGAAACATTGTCCGGAGATGACCATTTTACAGTATAAGTGGTAGCTGTGTTAGCAACCGGTGAATCTACAAAATCTATGACAACAGAACCAAGTGCACCTGCAGCAGGAGAGTAATAAACCGCCGAGTCTTGAGTTCTACTAGATCCAGCTGACCCGTTGCAAATTTTAGTAGTGCCTCTAAATAACTGGAAGTTTCCACGAGCTGAAGCAGTACCACCTACTTGCAAAACAACAGTAACTCTAACGTCATTATTAATATGCCCAGGTGTAATTGTAGCAGCTATTCCTGTTATGGCTGCATAAGTTGAAGAAGTAGTTACGGCGGTGTCTGTTTTAGTAATAGGTACTGTTTGAATAGAAGTGCCTGCGGGCAAATTGGCCGCTGTGTATCCTGTACAATTTGTTAGAACACCGGAGGCGGGTGTACCGAGTGCTGGATTTACAAGAGCTGCACCAGTTGCACGAACTAAACCACCAGAGCCAGTTGAAGCTGAACCACCAGCTAAGGTAGTCAGCATTGCATCAGTGCTATTGTCATCGAGAACAGTTCTGGCAGTTGCTGTTAAAGTAGTCGTTGTAATTGTATTTGCGCCAGTTGAATAGAGAAGGCCGTTGGCAGGAAGCGTTAAACTTGCTAATGATGTTAAATTTAAATTAGAATCTTGTTTAGTGCTTAATGATGTAGTTGTGTAAGTCACAACAGCACTTTGGCTTGGGTACAATGTAGCAGAATTAGCTGTCATTGTTCCATCGGTGCTTTTATTAGCTAGATCTTCTGGCGTGTAGGAAATGCCGCCTTTTTTCCAAATTGTGCCGTCATAAATGATTAAATCTCCTAAGGCAAAAGCAATTGTGCCGCTTCCTAGATTTTGCGAGCCAGCAACCGAAACTAAATAATTATCACCAGTAATTCCTATGCCATCGGCAAGGACAGGGATATTTGTTGAGGCATTCCAAGATCCTTTGTAGTTTTCGCCATTAACAGAAATCCAGTTTGCCGCTCCTTCAGATGAATCAACTAAAATGTAAAGTTTTCCTAAAGACTGGTTATACCAACAAGAACCAAAACTGTAGCCTTTTGAATTGTCATCGTTGACTGTTGGCGCAGAAGTTGTTGTATTGTTTTTTAGATCAACGCCCGAGAAACCTTTTTGATCAAAGGAAAAACCCCCCATAATAAGTAAATGAATTGTAGCAATAATTAATAAGTCAACCTTCATTTACTCAGTTTGTTGACTTTAAAAAAGTAGCTTTGTTATTTTAAGTTGTAAAGAATTAATCGTAAGGTGTTAGTTTTACAATTAAAGAATATTGCGTAATGTCTGTACTAGCCGTGCCGCTAGTTCCAGTGCATTTAATGACTAAATCTGTTGCCAAGTCTTGAGTTCCAGCCGTTCTTGTGTTAGAATCGGAAACAGTAGAATTGCTGGAAATTATTTCTCCTAGAATTTCTTGCGTTGTTGCGGCGGTTCTAATAATCTTTGCGCTAATGTGCCAAGATCCACCGTTAGCAGCTATTGCTCCAGTTGTTAAAATAGTTTGACTGCCAAATTTTAAAGCGACTGTCTTATTATTACCATTTGAAGCAAAAATTCCCCAGGCATCAATTTCGATTAAATCGCCGTTAGTAGTCAAAGAATCTTTAAATAAAGTGTAGCTTATTAAGTCAGTTTCGGAAGTTCCTGAATTACTAATTGAAGATGTGTTAATATTTAAAACGCCACCTAATCTAACATCTAAAGCAGCTCTAGTCGAACGCCAAAGATTTTGAAAGAAAGAAAACCAAGGAGTGCTTATTGTAAAAGTTTCGTCCGAGATTGCCTCTGTTGTTGATGGAATACCAAAAATCATGAGTACCCCTCTTCTAAGTTAATAAATGCGCCAACAATATTAAATTTAGTTGGTTCGCTGTAAGTTAGCTCCATAATAAAAGACCTGGATTGTCCCAATTGACCCCAATGCACCTCTGTTAAATAAGACCCAATTGCGCCAACAGATTTCCATAACTCATCAGACCAAGTTTTGCCGCCATCAAGAGAAGTCCGTAGCATAATTTGAGGATCAGAGCCTTGACCAGTTGCAATGCCAACACCAGTGTCCATCATTACTACAAAACGGCTTGCTGTAACGCGAGCGAAATCTTTAAAAATAGTTGTGCCAATTGCTTTTCTTAAAATTCTGGTTCCGTTTTCAGTGTAAACATCAGGATCAATTTCGTAAATAATTCCAGTCTCAAAATCCCCAACTAGGTTTTTTCCGTTAAAAAAAGCATGGCAATTAGCACGCCATCTTCCTGAGACTTGAGCGGAGTTAATACTTGATCTCTCGTTCCAAATCCCAGTTGTAATGTCATATTCCCAAGTAGTATTTGCTGTAGGAAAAGTTATTGCGTAAATTTTATGTCCGCCTTCAACATAAGTAAACCCAAAAGCATCGGAAACAGTAGAATATCCCTGTATTTCCTGAGAAATTGGAAAAGTTGAAATTGCCTCTAATCGGTATCCGATAGTTCTATAAATAATTCTGTCGTCACCTAAAAAATAAAAAGCATTATCTAGTGTTGCCACCGAGTGTTTTGCAGCGCAGCCCTTTTGAATAAAAACTCCGTCTTTTCTGTCAAAGATGTATCCAGGACGAGCAGAATTGTAATAGACCTGAATAATATCTCCTTTAAAAAACCAAAGCTCTAAATTATTCATTGCAACTCTTACGATATTACTTGAGTTTGCTTCTACTATTTGAGTATCTAAAGATTCATAAGCAGAGGTGTCATTTAAAGCTGAAAACTGAAAAGTTCTACTTTGTTGTTTTGTAAAAACTGAGTATCCATCAAGGTTTGTTACCGAATCAGAAAGTTCGTATTGCCCATCGGTAATTTGTGTTAAAGAAGCCGCTGTAGAAGTGCAATAATGAGCAGTGCCGCCAGCGTTGAGGATTGTGACCTGAGTTCCGTTGTCTGTCATCATAACTCTATCGGGGCTTGATGCAATAGTGCCGAGTGTAGTTTGAGTTTTAGTTGAATCTATTTTAAAAACATAGTTTCCAGCCACTACGTAAAGATTTTCTCCCATTACTCGCATTCCATATATCGGCAATGAAACGCCAGTATCTTTCCAAACTGTTAATCCTTCTGTTCCAGACAAAAGACTTCTAAAAGGACTAGTTTCAGGCGTAATTTCTGCGCGACAATTTACAGCTCTTTCAGCGGAAACAAGCCCTGACTTAGCCTTGTAAGAATTAATGGCAAAATGTATTGGCGTAGTTGCTCCCATTATCTGCTGTACAAATTAATTTGAGGGGCAAAATAAACAGAGTCTTCACGATCATATCCTTGAAGATTAAGAATCATTTCGTCAGCCGTTCTTTTAATCATTTCGGATTTAGTTGGATCAATACCATAATCATAACACAATCTACTTGCCAAACCAAAAGCTAAAGTTTCCATCCATTCCACAGGAAAATCCGGATTATCTGTTGAATCATCAAAATCAAAAAACATTTTTTGAAATGTAAATTTTATGGTATCGGTTACTATGTCAGGCGTACTGTAAAGATAAAGAGAACCAGAAGCTAATTGCTTATCGTAGTAAAATTGAGTTGGTTTGCCCGCAGTGTCTTTTTGAGAAAGATTAAAATAATCTGATCTTGCCAAATCACTCATTGCAGTATCGTAATTGCTTGAATCTCTTCTTCTGCAAGAAGTAATGCTTTCGGGGCGACTAATTTTAGTTTGGTAAACAAAAACAGTATTTCCACTTGTAGCCGCCGCTGTAAGTGCTGTGTTTAAAGTAATTGTAAGCGAAGCAATGTTAGTAATTGTTGTCCAAAGAATAGTGTTATCATCTTGAATAACGCCAATATTGTAACCAACAACAAAACCAGAAGTGCTTGTAACTGCAATAGTGGTTGCCCCTAAAACCGCGTCCGCTGTTGTAGTTGTTTGAGTAAAACTTTCTGTCGCATTAGCTGTTGATCCATCTAAAACATATTGAGCTTGTCCATAAACTAAAAACAAAGTGCCTTCAGCATATTTCCAAAGGTAAGTTCCGTTGGCTTTTAGACCCTTTACAAAGAGGTTTAAAGCTGTTGAAGCGTCTGTTACCTCTTCCGCAGTTAAAGCCCTTCCTCGGTTCTTAATGCCAAGAATTGACAAGGCTCTGTTGATGATGTCGTTTCTAGTTTGGGTAAAATCATTTGAAGTGCTAACTGCCATATTTATTCTCCAAAATTAATGTTAAATTTATTGAGCGCGGTAAGAGTAGTTGCGGCTTCAATATCATTAATTTCTTGGCGAGCTTGAATGCGCTTATCTTTTATTTCTTGTGGATAAGAATTTGATTGGTCTATTTCACGATTAACATACCAATCAGTTGATAATATATAAGATTTGCGCGATCTTATGGCTTCGGATTTGATGTTTGTTTTTTTTTCTTCAGTTGAGGGCTGCTTGTTAAATTCAGCTATTTCGTCATCAGTCAAATCTATTAACTGATTATTAACAATTTTTTGAGGTTTCATTATATTATCCCGTAAAGTTTAAAGGTTCCTGAAGCAATAGTGCCATTGTCAACATCAGAATTGGCAGTTGACATTTTAAAGCGAATTGCGTTTACAGCGGTTGTCCCAGTTTGTCTTCCAAAAACCTCAAATCTTGCTATGTAATCAGCCCCATTAATTGGGTAAACTAAATCACCTAAAACTTTATGTTGAGTTGTAGAGGCGGGATTAAAAATTTGAATAGATCCAGACAAACCGCCTTTTGTTGAGGTATTAGATATTCCTCTATTGGAAGAGGCGTCAAATCCAACCAAAGTAAATCTTGTTGCATTGTTAGAGGTATCCACAAATCCAGTTCCAGCTCCAGCTTCGTGATAAAGCCCATCACTTTCATAAAGTGAATTTATGTAAGTTGCGCCATTATCTACACTAAATTGCATAATTAACCCCGCTCCGTTTGTAGTGGGGATTATGTTGTCAAAATGAACTTCATAGTATGAATAAACCGAGCTTAATCCAGTAAATGCAACGGAAGCAGCAGCAGAAGCAACAGTAGTTTGAACTAATTGCATTGGAGTTGATCCAGCCGAATTAACCCCGATTACAATCCATTTTGCTAAAGTGGAATCGTACATTAAAGTAACTCTGTCGCTTGTTACACCTAAAGTAATATTAATTCCGCCTGGATTAAAAATGTTGCCTGTGTTATGTTTTAAAACTATATCCCTAGCGTCAGCAGTATTTCCAATAATAATCACTTGGCCTTGATTGCCTCCATTGATAGTATCAAGATCATCTGTTGCTGCCGCACTTTCTGTATCTAAAGCGTAAAGACTTCCGCCGTTAGTAATTGTAACTACACCAGACGCAATTGTTAGAGCTGCGTTAGTTCCGAGATAAGTATTTTGGTTTCTTGGATTAAGAGTCACAACATCAACCCCGTCATCAATGCAAAAATATCTCTCTGTTGCTTGCCAATCACCCGCTTGCAAACCTATTTTTGTTCCTTGTCCTGTGTATTTTTTAAGATTTCTCGCAGTAAGGCCATCGGTCGCCATTGTAGGGTTGGCACTATTCGTAACATGCGCCTGAACAACAAAGGTCTGATTATTTGCATAAGCTGAAATAGTTGGGTTGGCAACCAAGGTGTAAGCTGATGCTGTTCCAGCGGTTAAGCCCCAATAAGAAGTTGGACGCACTCCTAAATCATTTAGAGTAACAGTGCTTGAACCGCTTGGGCTTACTGGGTCAACTGTTGCGCCGTTTATTATATTGTCACTAGCGTCTTTTAAAACTTCTTTTACTAACGACCAATCGCTTACAAACATTTCAGCAAAACGACCATTTGCATCGGCAATAACTGGATTTGTATTGGGAATGGTTAAAGCATTATCTGAATAAGTTGTAGTTAGGGTTGACGTGCCTGTTACATAAAAGTATTTTTTAAATCCAACTCCAACAGCTCCTGCGTTGGTAAATTCTCTTGAAATTGTTAGTGGGTATCTTTGTGCCATGATTATTTTAAATAGCGTTGTTTGATTTGTTGTGTTTCCGCGTTTATTTGCTCAGAATCTATTGGTTGCCCATCAAACATCATAGGATATTGTTGACTTTGTTGAATAAGTTGACGACGAATTTGTTCTTCAGACATATTTAATTCTTTTGCGTTAGCGTCACTTGCTCCAAAGTTTGCAACAAAGTTTAAAACATCTTCTCTAATTTCAGGATTTGCGGCAGTAATTGCAGAAAGCCTGTTTAATTGTTTAGGTAATTCTTTCGGTGTTGCCTGAGATGTAACGGCAAGCCAATTGATAAATTTGGGGTTTGTCATTAAATTAGCAGTGATTCTCCCTCCACCAATTGCGGGAATTAATCCAATCCCAGCAGTAGGAATACCAACACTTAAAAGACTTGCTGTGGGCAAGAGCATGTTTTTCTTTCCTGCTTGCTCAGTGTTTTTGGTCAACTCAACAACTTTATTTAAGCGGTTGTAGGCTGTAACCTGTTCAGGTGTAAAGATTGCTTTTTCTGTGCCGTTCTTTTTAAGAACAGAATATTCAGCCATGAACTTTTGAGGGTCAAATACATCAGCTTCAGCGGATTGTGCGCCTTTTTGAGCTAGACCCATGTCTTTAACTAGAGTTGATCTAACAAAATCTTTTTGCGGCTCATTCAAAGAACGCATTATCTGACCAATCTTTGTTCCACCAATTTTAGATTGAGAAGTGGCATATTTATAAACTTCTTCAGGAGTTCCTTTATCTAGAAGGGGCTGAATATTTTCTTGAATAAATCTAGTTCTTAAACGATGCGAAGTATTAGCTTTTTCCCAAGCTTGCAATGCGCTTTGTTTGCCAATTTTATTCAAATCAGAACGCTGAATATTATTTTTAATATCTTCTGTTAGACCAGAATAAATTTTATTCAAAGCGGATCTTTCTTGCGGCTCTAATTTGCCTTGCAAAGCAGTTCCAACTTCGCTTCTTAAAGCAGTTAAACTGTCATAAGGCACTTGCTTGCCTTGAGCAAGGTTATTCTGAATGTCGGTAATAAATTTATTATATCCAGCAACTTTACCACCACTAACAGCCCCAGTTATTTGTACTTTACGATCTAATAAAGATTTAAAAGTATTATCCATTGAAACTGGTGTTTCTGCTGGAATAAATTCATCAACTTTTTTATAAAGCTGTTCACTTCTTAAGCGTGATTTTTCAACTATATCTTCAGCACCTTTTAAAATCTCTTTTCCAGCTTGCGAGTAAGTTCCACCTTGTGATTTAGTCACTCCTTGAATCTGCCCAGAAATATCATTTACCTGTTTTTGTAAAGCTTCTGTAATTGGCTTGCCAGCAACAGGAATATCTTTTATAAAGTTTTGTAAACCAGCAGATTTAGAAACATCAGCAAGAGTTGGATCAATGCCTAAATCTTGAAATGTTTTTACTGCTTTTGGATCAATTCCAGTTATTTTTTGCAAAAGTTTTTTAGGGGCTTGCGAAATTGCGCCAACAACATTTTGAGCGGCAGGAATTGCTTGTTGAACAGCTCCGCCAGTTACGCCACCAATAACAGTCCCAGTTGCAACATCTTTTAAAGTTTGTGGAATATTTGTTAAGTCTTCGGTTTCGCCTAATGCGCTTGAAGCACCTAATGTAGCACCACCTTTTACGGCAGTTCCAAAACCCTCACCAGCCAATCCAGCGCCCTTGAGTAATTTGCCAGCAACTCCAACATCAGAAAACATTTGTCCAGCAAAAGACTGAACAGGATATTCTTTTCTCGCTTGTTCAAGTTTTGATCTTTCGTTAGTTCTTGCTTCTTTATAAAGGTCGCCAATATCAATATCTTTAGTCGCAGCGCCACCAAACATTTTAGCGGTCATTGCGGCTAGGCCAGCTTTAATCTCATCGCCAAAACCGAGGGGATTAGTCATAGTTGTAAAGGCAGCTTCACCGCGGGACATTTGTGGTTTTAACCAATTTTCGTCTCCCTTTAAAACACCAGAACTTAATAATTTTGAAGTAAGTTGTTCTTTGGTTGTGCCTTCTGGGACTCCTTGAATTAATCTTCCGTCAGGTAATTTAATGTCTGGCATTACAAATCCCCCCAATTAATTACGTTAGAAGAATTGGATGGAATTGGTGACATTTGAGGAGCTACGCCACCCTGTCTTTCAATAGCTTTGGAAACAATATCAATAAATTCGTTGGCTGATTTCTTAAACTCTTTTTCCGATTGAGCAATTTGCATTGAGGAAATTGCTTTAGTTGCTTTAGCTCCTTCAATTTCAGAAATAGCACCGCCACCCTTAAGGGTCTCGAAGGCTTCTAGGAATTGTTTGCCTTGTAGTTGTTCAAATTTGGCCATGAAGTTAGAGGCGTCTGTACCGGCAATAGGAGTCTTTCCACCCATCCAGTCAGGCAAATAGGTTTTTGCACTAGCAAAGCCAAGTCGAGAGCCAACCATACTACTCATACCTGGATGATTAACAATATCTTTAACCAGTTGAACAGTCTGATTTGCACTTGCTTGAGCTTGAGGCAACGCAATTTGTTTTTTAGTTTGAGCTTCAATTAACATTTCTTGTTGTTTTTTGAAAGCGTCAGGGGTTAAACCTGCATTAGCTGCGGTTTGTCTTATTGATCTTAAAGCGTTTATATCCTCGTAAGTTTTAGCTGTAGTAGCTCTTGTATTGGCTGCTGAAGCTGCAAGATTGGCTCTTTGGAAAGGCTCGGTCTTAATTTGCTCGCCAACGTATTTAGTGCGAGTTTCTGCTTCTCCGATTTGAGCAAATTCTTTTTGTTCTTTTAATTCCTGCTCTCTGCCTTTTAGGCGAGTTTGAAAAGCTTTAAGACCTTTTAATCCTTGTTCGGAATAATTCATTGGGGCTGGTAATTCGTGACCAGTAGTTTTTTTAAAATCTGCGTGTAATTTATCGTAAACTTCTTGTGAATGCTCAGAAACTGGCAAAGCAAAAAAACCATCAAGTACTCTTGAGCCTTGTTCCATTTGATAAGATTGCGAATCTCTTAATCCTTTTGCTGCTTCTGGCGCTCTCATAGCAAGCATTTCCATTGCTTGAGGGTTTTCAGGAGCTAATTTTATTAAAGCAGACAACTCTTGTTTTTGAGCCATTGCTTGCTCAGCAGCTTGA